GAGATGGAGAACCATTTACCCAATCCTGTAGTGGGAGCCCGGCTGCAACACGCTGGTAACCGCCGAGGGGATGGTCGTCGAAGGCCTGCCCGCCCCCTAGTAGGGGAACTACTTCGACAGCCGCGACCGGCTATACGGGTCCAGTTGGAAGGGGGAGAACCTGTTTTCGTCGAGGGAGGACGAGTTGTGTTTGAACAGGGGAAGACCTACGTGCACTGCATTGGGGCTGATGCACGTATGGGTGCTGGGTTCGCGCTAGGAGTGTCCAGAACACATAAGGACATGGTGCGTGCCCAGATGGTGGATGGCTTGTTGCCTTTTCCTAGTGCAATAGCTACGGAGGCAGATGGGTATAAGATTATCCATCTTGTCACTAAGCGTACTTCTGCGCAGCCTCCACCAAATGCCCACGCCTATTTGAGGGCGTGTGTGCTGGCCCAAGAACATACTATGGGCCAGGAGCTGATCTGTCCGGCCTTAGGGTGTGGGCTTGATCGGCTCGCTCCGAGCACTAGTTTGTTCGGTATCCACCGTTTTGGTGCCGGTCAGGTGCTGATTAGGTGTGGAAACGCTATGCGGCGGATGTATTGTGCCGCTGCAGAGCGAGGTGTTGGGCTGTTGGGGGACTGCCCATGGAATGATATGCCGATAGACCGAGCTATCGGCCGAGGGGTGAATCTTACACGCCAGAATCGGGGCCCTTTACCCTCCGATGATTGCGTGATTTGCCAGGAGAGGATCGATACAGGTAGATTCGTAACGATCTGTGAAGGAAATTGGCATGAGTTCCATAGGGCATGTTTAGCCCAAGCGGTACGGACGCAATACTTTGACACCAGTCCGTGCTGCCCACTGTGTAGGTGTACCTTGTCCCTAGATGAAGTAGTGGACTTGGTGGGGGACTATACAGTGATACCACCACCTCGGCCCCCATCTATGGGTGGTGGGAGCTTGCCCCCGTCGGAAGTTGGAGAGGATGAACCTATCCCGGAGATAGATGATGAGGACTTCGGGCCCTTTCCAGCCGGGGGCGCCAACTTGGAGGAGTTGGGCGCCCCTCGTCAGAATGAACCTCGAGATGGACGAGGAGCAGGTGGTGTTCACCATAGAGCGGAGGCACAACTCGGTGGAGTTGGAGCCCATGCACCTCAGGGTGATGATGCTCTTGGGCCCTGGAATCTCATACCAGAGGGGCCAGTACTGGATCCAGTACCGGTTCGACCAGACCCTCCTGCAGAACATGGGGGGTTGGATGGGCTTGTGAATGGAGCCCGCCATAGAGCTGAACTTGCTCTTTGGGGAACCCCGGTGGATGGCGCGCGGATCGGACGTCTAAGGCATGCTGTGGATGGTCTGTTACGAACAGACGATGCAGTTAGGGTTTTGAGGGAAGCCGGCGTAAGGGTTGGTGAGGTACTGGATCACATATCCCAAGACGTGTTGTCTTTTGGGGTGGTGAATCCGGTCCTCACTAACCTGGAGTTGGAGCGTGCTCGGGACCATAATGCTTTGGTCGTCAGATCCGGGGTGACCCACTGGGGGGCGGATTGGAATCTCCGCACAGCCAGGGATCTCGGCACTATTTGCGCTGGTGTGTCACTGGGCTGGCAGGCCTCTGGTTTGATGTGCCGGGGAGCCATTGCCGGAGCGGGGCTGACCGCATTGTTGGCCCATCAGTCTGGCGAGAGGCGCTTAGGCGTTGCTGCCACTGTAGCCGGGGCATGTGCTGTGGGCGCAGGAGCGTCGCAGTTGGTGAAGAACATTGTGCAGGAGGCTACAGGGGAGGTGGTTACGAAGGGTTATGTTATGACCCTTGGTGGTGTTATCCAGCCCATCAAGGAGTTGGTGAGTAATGAGTCTCTGGCCAGTGGTCTCGGCATAGGAGCCGGGATCATTGCTGGCTTGGGAGTAGGCTTAGCTGGATATAGTTTCTTCAAGAAGCGGGTGGAGAAGCTAAGAGATTGAAAGTGGCGCAGGGAGGGGATATGCTCTCAATCCTCACCTATGCGAATTTTGAACTGCCACACGTTGGTGGAGGAGACCCGTACTTGCAAGCACACTAGGCAGACTACGCGGCTGTTGTTACCGAGCCAGTTTCCGGAGTTGGAAGATATTTATACACACCAGGACTGTGCTAACAACGAGTATATCTCGCTGAGGAATAGGCACTTAGTAGATAAGAGGCCGTACCCCGAACACCTCTCTGTACAAGGTGATGGGGTATTTTTCCGTGGGACAATAGCCGGGCAGTGGGATGCCGCTGAGGTCATGCGTTATAGGATGGCTTGTGCTAGCAGGTGGGTCGACGGGCGTGTGGTAGAGCCGCTTTCAGTGCGTGAGAGCATACTGAAGTATGGTGGGGCGCGGCGGGCAGCTTTGTGGCGGGCGCATCATAAGAATAAGGTGGCCCGCAGTGAAGGAAAGGTAGAAGCATTTGTTAAGGTAGACTATTATCTAGAGGAAGAAGCCACTCAGAAACCACCGCGGTTAATACAGTACCGCGGTCCAGCCTATAATCTGGAGCTGGACCCCTGGCTGGACTCAGCGGAGCGCGAGTTGTTGCATGGCCCAGGTTTGGGGCCAACGCGGACTCCGTCGTCCAGTAAGGGAATGGATCCGCATGAGCGCGCACAGGCCATGTGGGATAAGTGGTTTTGTTTTAAAGATCCTGTTGCAGTTCTCATGGACTATTCAGCATTTGATTCCACGCAGTTCATGCATATTAAGAAGCAGGAGGACACCGTGTGGCTGGCTATGTGCCCCGGACTTAAGGCAGATATCTTAGAGAAACAGTATCTCAATAGAGGTCGAACCAAGTCTGGGATTAGGTACAGGGCTAGAGCCACTCGGATGTCAGGTGATCGCACTACGGGAGGGGGCAACTCCCTGACCAATGTGTTGAACTTTTACGCCATTTGCGATCTACTCGGCATTATTGCTGAGTTCATATGCGATGGAGATGACTCTGTAGCTTTTATGGAGAGAGCTGATGCGGAAAGGTTCATGCGGTATGCTGCTGAGATAATAGGAAAAGCCTTTGGCATGGTCTTGAAGGATTGTACACTGATTGAATCTCTTGACCAGTTGTATTACTGCCACACAAAGCTGATAGTTGGTAGCGGAGTGAATGTGTTGCTCCGTGACCCGGTGCGTATGTTTACCCGTCTTTGCTGGTCACCCTTAGGGGTACGCGGGACGGAGGCTAGAGATTTGCTTCTGGCAAAACTCATCGGCGAGATGATCATTTATCGCGATATTGCTCCAATAACGCTTGGTTTTAGAGATTTAATTTTGGAGATTGCTGGCGGTGACTATGAGATCACAAGTCACGCGGCTAGTGAGGTATGGCGCAACATGAGTTATAGAACTGGGTTGCAGTTCGGTGTTTTGGGAAACCTAGATTGGGTGAAGGATTGGAATCCCATAACTGATGAGTTAGCGGAGCGTGAGTTGGAGAGACTTTACGCCCTCTCACCGGATTTTTATCACCGAATTAGAAACCTAGCTGGGAACTGTCAACTTCCCGCTTGGGGTGCTAGAAAGAGCCCTAGGATTAAACCTGTTGCACATCCAGTCGACTATTGCGAGGAATGTGACGCTGCTGGGTATTACTAGTTAGTAGCATCCACTCACTATACATCGGTATATGCTTAATCAGCCTCTAGTCCGGCCAGGCTAGTGCTTCAGTGAGCCCCACTGCGAGATGTGGATGGCCCAGCATACTCTGGGAGGGCGCGTTGGCCGACGCGGAG